GTCCATAACAACAACTTTCAAACGACCACGAATAGCGTTAACATCGTTTTTCGCAAACGCCTGTGAACCGCCAGGAGTTGTGGAGAGTGTGGAATCCATCAAACGAATTGCTGTGTATTCCAAAGCACGAGGTACAATAAGAATATCAGGATTCATTTGAATTTTCAAACCACGCTCGTCAACTTGCTCATGTGCAAGTTTCAACGCAAGTTCAAGGTTTGCTTCGTTCAAAGCACCTGTCGCAAGGTTTGAAGTTGTTCCGCCGTCAAGACGAACGTGATTATTAAACACTTTTGCCGCTTCGGTTTCGATAGTCGAACGTGCGGAACGTGCAAGTGCTTTTGGCATTTTGTTGATTACCGAATACTGTTCGTCGTCAACCATTTCTTTCTCGACTTGAAAACCTTTCGAGAATGTAATGTGTTTATACAAAACAGTGTCGGTTGGTGTTGCATCTTCGTACTCTGTTGCGTCAAGAGAGCCTTTCTCATTCCACATCGAGAATCCACCCATACGCAAGTCAGTTTCAATTGCTTTTTGCGAACTCATAACGTTAAAAATTTGCGAGAATTGCTCTGGTTTTTCTTTGTAAGTTTCCAAGAAAATTTTACGCAATCCAGGTTCTAAAAGACGACCATAATTTCCTTTGTTTACTGACATTATTTATTCTCCCCCTTCTTATTGAAATGTAGTAACGCTAATTTGAACATAAGCAACGCTACCTTTAATATCGACTACTTTGTAAATACCCTCTGCCGCACCGTTCAATACTTGGTTTGCGTTAATTGCATACTTTCCACCAACAGCAATTGTGCCTGTAAACGGTGTGCGGTATACCGCTTCGTTACTCAATTTTACTTGCCCAATTTTTGGTGCTACTCCAAGCCCTTCAAATACTGTGCTTTCCAAAACACCCAAAACTTCTGCGTCTGCCGCACCTGCTTTAACCAACTCTTGCGAATTGTTTAGTTTAACAACATCACCTTTTGTTGGATTTGTGTAAGCGGAAGCCAATTTGAAGTTTTTTGATGGAAACACATCGCTACCGTTTGTTGCATAAGCATACTCAAATGCCATTTTGGTTTACCCCCTTATGATTTGTGTTTAATATAGTCCGCTTCACTAATCCCCATCATCTTTGCAACATACCGCTCTTCTGCGGTCAAATAGTTTTCGTCTGAATTAGTTTTCATGCTCTGTGGCGGTAAGCCGCCCTTCTTACGCCCTGAAATTTCTGCAAGCGCTTCTTGTTTGGCAAGTTCTTTCAAACTACTTGCTATTTTATCTCCATGCAGAGCAAAAACGGCATTTTGCAAAGGAATCTCTGGATTTTGAAGCGTATCTAACAAATAATATTGTGCTTCTAAAATATCTTGCTCATTAAGCATAGGATATTGTTGTAACATACTGTTACCTTCTGTATCAACTTTGTTTTTCCAACTTTCAAATTGCATTTGATTTAACTGCTCTTGCAACTGAAATTGTTGTTGCTCGTAGGCATTTAATTGTCGCATAATCTCAACAGGAACACCTTGTTCTTCCGCTCTTTTTTGTAGAGCGGCTTCTTGAAGTTGTTGATGTAGTTGGTCAACAGGTACACCATACATTTGAGATAACATTTGCGCCATCTGAAACTCTGGTGCTTGTTGTTTCAACCTTTCAAGTTCTTGTTGAACACGTTGTTCGACAATACTTTGACGACGTTGTTCAGCATAATAAGCGTTTTGTTCAGGAGTTTGTGTAGAATACTCTTCTTCCACTTCTTCCTCAACTTCCTCTGACGGTTCAGTGTAATCACCTTCTTCTTCCGTCAACTCTTCACTATCAACTTCCTCGTCTACTTCTTCTTCAAAACTTTCTACTTCTGTTTCCTCTTCTACTTGATACTCTTCAAGTGAAGTTGGGTTAAACCCTTCTCGTGGGTCTGACATAGTAATTCTCCTTTCCCTTTTTGCGCTTGGGTAGCGAAGTTTTGATTAGTGGTGAATACGACACCAACCGCTTATACTAATCTAACAATAATATACCTAAATATTCTGAATATTGCAAGTATTTTTTTTATTACATACCTCTTGCCATGTTTGACATCGCCATTTGACCTGTTACACCCTGTGGTGATGTAGGTTGGTTTTCAACGTCTTTTGGTCGTGTTCCGCTCTCTTCTTGTTGTTGACCTAACATATTTTGCGCCATTTCATACAAAGCCTGTTGAATTTGTTCTTGTGGAATCCCCTGCATTGTTAATTGACTTGCGTAACTTGCCGCCTGTTGAATTAAACTTGCCATGTCTTTTGCTTGTTGTTCTTCCATTTTAATTCTATCTTCTTCCATACGGCGTAGCATATCTTCTTTATCATCAAAATCTTGTTTCTTAATCCACTCTTCTGGTGTAATAATCGGTGGATTAAATTGAAATTGCCCTTGCATTTGCATCAATTGGTCGGCTTGTTGGCGTTTACTTGCCTGTGTAATTGGTGCTTTTGCATATACGTCAGATTTAATTCTCCACTCCATGTTGTCTACTGTCCAATCATCAAACGGTTCATATTCGTCAAACGTAGGTTCTCCGTTTGGATTTGTTTGAAGTAACGGTCTTTTGTCTTTCCAATTGTATAAAATAACTAACGCAATTAGATTTGATAAGTCCTCTACAAATTTATCAATTTGAATCATCTTATCTTTATCACGAACCGTTGCACGTTCAATCAGTGAGTTTACACCTGTTGACGTTGTTAGTGAACCTACCGAGTTACCCATGTACGCTTCGTTCAAACCCACAATGTCATTAATATCGTTTTTTAATCTATCTTCCAACTCAAACAAACCTTTTGGAATGTCTGGTGGGTCTAGTTGAACAATAGCGGCTCTTGGGTCTGCGTTAGATGTCCAAACCTTGCCTGGCAACGTTCCTGTTTTTGCCAAGTCTGCGGCGTTAATACCGCTTTCTTTCCACACAATTTTCTGTGGGTTTTGGTGTAACGTTCCAATAATAGCGGCAATTTGCGCTGTTCTGTTAATTAATTTTTGATTTTCGAGAATATCCATAATAGTGGAAGTTCCCCAAATAGTATTTTCTTCTTCTTCATCAACGTAAATTGCAAACGGATATGTGTTTGGTTTTACATCCTCACGTTTCAACAATACAAAATCTAAATCACGCAAATAATATGTGCAATCTAAACGCCAAGTTCCTTCTTCGGTGTAGATACGTTCCCAATGGCAGTGCAACGTTACCATTTCATCGCCTTGTACGTTTAGTCCATTGTTTAATGGATTACTTTCTCGGTCATAAATTGTACCCGATTCACTATCAGACACACCAAGATTATTAATATTTAATGCTTTTAGTTTTTTTAACGTTCCTTTTTCTTCACAATACTTACGAAACTCTGGATTGTTTTTTACTTGTTTTAACGATAAAATTTCTGTCACTTCAATAAACTTACACTGTTCTAAACTATACGCATCTGGGTCGGGAAAGAAGTTAGCGATTGGAATAATTTTTGCACAAATTTTTCCCGAATACAATTGGTTTGTTGGGTCGTATGGTGCTTTATACGTTCCACCAACATAACTTTCATCGTTGTAAACGTAAACAACTGCTGTTCCTTGCAGTAAACCCCTATCAATAACTCTACGAACCACTCTCGGAACGTTGTCTACATCCCACACATGGTCGTATGCTTTTTGAATTTTTGCCACTTGTTCTGCAAACATTGGGTTTAACGGTTGAAACGTTGCTTTGGAAATGTTACTTGCCAAGTTTGCTCTTTTTGTTTGTCTGATTTTTCTGACAATGTTTGTTACAGGTTTAGATACCCAAACAGGAATACTTGCGTTTTTCCACTGTTCTCCCCTGTCGAACATATCTAACTCTGCCCACATTCTATGTTTTTGAGAAACAGCATCTTCGGCTTTGCGATAACGTTGTGTGTACAACTTAATTACATCAATATCCTTCTTTTGCTTCGCCATCTTTCATCTCCCTTTCAATATACTTCAAATATTCATACACATCTTGCTCTAACTCTTCTGGAACAGCACTTACCGCTTCTTCTTGTTTTTGTTTTGCAATATAACGCACGTCGGCTAATGCAATAATGTAGTTTGGAAGAAAAACGTGCGTCAATCCACTTGAAATTGCTATTTTTGTTGC